TAGTAATGCAGAGTTAGCAGGTTTTGTTAATGACTTAATAGAGGAGCGAGAGCGAGAAGCTCAACTTGAATCTGAAGCCGTAGAAAAATCCATTGCAGATGTAATGTCTTTGGGTGCTGATAAAGAGACGGCATTGAGATGGTTAGATCAAGCAGATGCTTTCTTCATGTATGGAGATGATACATTCTATGAAGATAGTGTAGAAAAATATGGTTGGTTAACAGCACATTATGATAAAATAACTTGTAAATAAGTTGTTTTTTTGAATAATAGTTCGTATATTTAAAATAAAAAGTTATAGTATGAAAAAAATAGTAGGTAATTTAGGGTTAAGTTTAGCAGTAACTGGTGTATGTATTGGAGCTATATTATTAGCAGGTGGTAATAATTTAGGTATGTATATATTACTAGCTTCGTTTTTTGGATTTACATTAATATCGAGATCATAAAAGGATAATCACTGGCCCCTTCGTCTAGTGGTTAGGACGCCAGGTTTTCATCCTGGAAACAGGAGTTCGATTCTCCTAGGGGCTACTAATTGGACCGGTAGCTCAGCTGGATAGAGCATCAGCCTTCTAAGCTGACGGTCGAAGGTTCGAATCCTTCTCGGTTCACAAAATTAAATTATGAATAATATTTTTATAGGATTTTTATTATTTTTATTAGGTCAGACAATGATTTGGTTTCAAACTAATTCACAGTTTTTATCGAAATGGGCAAAAGAACACACTATGATTATAGCACTGTGCGGTATACCTATCTCTTATATATTAATTGTAGCAACTAGATATGTGGTTGCAGGATTCGATGGTTTATTATGGCCAGGTAGGTTAGTAGGGTTTGGTTCTGGTATGATAGTTATGGCTATTTGTACTTACCTTATGATGGGTGAAGGTATATCAGTTAAGACTATAATTAGTTTAATATTATCAACTGTATTGGTATTGATACAGATATTTTGGAAATAAATGGTTACTAAAAAAGATTTACGAAAAGCATGTATAGTTAGATGGGCTGTTATTAGCTTCATTTTAAAAATAGCTACACTATGTTTAATTTCTGATATTTTAAAATACTAGTTTTTTATATGAAAAATTTTTCTTATATTAACAAGTGTAAAACGAGGTCATGCGATATTTATTATAGAATAACAAATGACAATTATTAATTAACAATTAAGAGAGTAAAAAATGGCAATTGATTTAAACGCTATTCGCAAGAAATTAAATAACTTGCAAACCCAGACGGGAAAACAAAACAATCTATGGAAGCCTGAACCAGGTAAACAAACAATCAGAATCGTACCTTATCAATATAATAAAGATAATCCATTTCAGGAATTATACTTTCATTATAATCTAGGTAAAAAGATTTATCTTTCACCAATGACATTTGGTAAAGCTGATCCAGTAGTTGAATTCTGTGAGCAATTAAAAGCTACAGGTAATAAAGAAGACTGGCAAATGGCTAGAAAAATGGAACCTAAAATGAGGACTTATGTTCCTATCATTGTAAGAGGTCAGGAAGGTGAAGGTGTAAGATTTTGGGGATTTGGTAAAACTGTTTATCAAGAGCTATTAAGTATTATCGCAGATCCTGATTATGGTGATATTACTGATCCAATGAATGGTAGAGATATTACTGTAGAATTTACAGCTGCAGAAGGTGCAGGTAGTTTTCCTAAAACTTCTATTAGAGTAAAACCTAATCAATCACAGGTAACTGACAACAAAGATGTTGCAGAAAGAATTACTAGTGGTCAAAAAGAAATTACTGAGATCTTTAAAGAAGTATCTTACGATGATTTAAAAGACGCTCTATCAGAGTGGTTAAATCCAGAAGATGAGCAGAAGGAGCCTGAAACACCTGCTGTATCAACTGGTGATACGAAAAAAGTAGATGATGTAAATCAAGCTTTTGACGAATTGTTCAAAAATTAAGAGGT